CGACGACTGATCCAAGTTTGCCAAACCTGTTTTCCGGTTTTGTCTGACTGTCGATACGTATCAACAGGAACGCCCGTTTTTGATGACAGCGCTTCCAGCACACTTTGCGGCTGCTCGCTCATTGGCGCATCCCAGTCCAGCATCCGATTGACGACTGGATCAGGAAGGTCTATCGAATACAACGAACCTTTTGGCGCGAGCCTCTCGACCTCTTGATCATAAAAGGCTCGCCTATCTTGTAGCTCCCTGAAACGAGCGCTCTCCTGCGGCTTCAAATTGCCGCTCATCATTTTTCTGGTGAGCAGCCCAATTTCATCAAGCTCTGCGCGAGTAATTGCCGGAGGCAGTTGAGCGCGCAACTCATCGGTCCACAGATCCGCTTCGTGTTTTGCGGTCAGAACTTTTCTGTAGTTGTCGGCGACATCCTTTGATTCCGCCAAATACAAGCCATGGCCAAAAGCCTGCGCCCCCTCGCCGCTGCCGATCTTCTCCGACCGGAACCGGCCCAGCGGCAATCCAGGCTCAGCAGCGAAGGTGTGCGGCGTGCCGTGGTACGTGGTGACCTCGGGCATCATCCCCGATCGGCGCATGTACCCCTCGGCCATCTCAGCCGCCTTCGGGCCGAGTTCGCGTGCTGCCACCTTGGCGCCGCGGCCAACAGCACGAGCACCCGACGCCGCCGCTTTGCCAGCAACAGCCGACCCGATCAGGTTCAGCGGATCCAGCATCACCTCAGCCGCCGTGGCCAGCGCAGGCGAGCCCGTAGCCTGCCGCGTCTTCTCGCCGATGTACTCAGCAGGCGCCCCCATCGCAGACAGTGGGCCTACAGCGCCCTGTACGGCCTTCACGCCCTCTTGCGTGCGCGGGACGTAGGTCAGGGCATCCTGCACGTCTTCGACGGCCCTGGCGGCCCCTTGGGGCCCTTGGAAGGGCAACGTGGCCAGACCAGCCAGTCCAGCCGGCACAGAACCCAGTACGGCAGAACCGATCGTCGCCGCAGCCTCGCCCGCCCCCTGCAAGCCCGTCGACAGCGGACCCTGCGGTCGCCGCCCACCAGCACCAGACATCCGGAATGACGGCCTCGAAAGCCTGCGACGCTCCTCTTCCGTCAACTCCATGACCACCTCAGTGCGGTTCGTGATGCACCCAGACCTCTACTCCTGAGTCCGGGTCCACGTAGTCCAGGCGCGGGAAGCACCAGCATTCAGGCCCAAGCCAGTGCTCGCGACCCTCCGCCATGATATGCCGTTCAACGACTTCAATCTCGGCCGCTTCAGGCAGCGTATGGGTTCTCACGCTTCGGTCTCCCAGTGTCTGCCCAGTCATCATCATCCCAGTCGTCCTGCGGCGGCGGATCGATCTCAAGCCAGCCCGAGTCCCGCAGATACCGAAGAGCCTGCGTCGCAGTGTCCACAAAATCATCGTGCGTCGTCTCCGGGAACGAACACAGTTGCGACACAAACGGCTCCGCCCAGTCCCTCACAAACCCAGGCCGCTGCGTCGACTCAGGAATCCACACTCGACCCCTGGCAATGATCGCGCTGACGATGTTCAGCCGCTGCACCTTGTCAGCCTTGCCCGGGTTGTACGCCCTCACCGGCAGATGCGCCCGCTGCAAGTCCTGTATCAGCGAGATCCCGGCGCTCTTGTCCTCCACCAGAATCAGGTCCACCCGCTTGCGGTCTCGCCGCTTCTCGCCCGACTCGAAGACCGTGTCGTACTCCTCGATCACCTTCGGCCGCAGGTCAGGATACTGCAACCGATCCTGCCAGCAGTCGATCAGCATCACCGACATCGGCCCGTCCTCGGGCTTGAACACGCCCCAGGTCGATGCAGCCGTCGGGTCGTTCTGCGTCTTCTCGCTGGTCGCACAGTCGTAGCTCTGCAACACGTACTCGAACTTCGGGAACGGCTTGTCCTTCGGCCACAGGCGGAACTGATCCCGCTTGACGATGCCGCCATCCTCCGGGTCGATGATCTCGGCGTGCAACTCCTGCCGCCCGAGCTTCGTCCCCTCGTACTGCAAGATCTGCCGCTTGAAGTTCGACGACAGGTTGCCCAGGTTCACGTACGTCGACGCCCGCGTCACCGCAACGTCGTCACCCTCTCGGCCGATCAACTCGATGATCAAGTCCTTCGGCCGCGGCGTCGTCGTGATCACCGTGCGCGTCCTCTGCCCCAGGCGCACACCGAATTGGATCTGGTCCCAGGTTTCCTGAAGGTAGTCCCACGCGGCAAGCTCATCGCAGTTGTGGACGACGATGCCGTTGGCGATGAACTCGTGCTCGCCCTCAACCGTCAGGTTGTACGTCGGCGCGTTGAGCAAGCGTTCGACGCGGCGCACCACCAGTGGGTTGATTGCGATAGGTGCGCACCTTGGATCGGTTGTTGCACGCCCGGCAGCAGTACCGCTGGAACCGCTTCGTCGCGATGTACGCGCCTCGGCAGACCTCACAAGCTCGCTGCTCGGGCTGGAACACGTTGCGCCGCCACCGCTCCAGGCAGTCGCGAGAACAGAAGGAACCCACCCTCCCAGCGGCCAGGGAGACAAACCCGGCGCCGCACTGAAGGCAGCACCCATCCTTGGGAGTGCGCAGCTTGGCCAGGGTCGCCGAAGCAGCAGCCTTCTGAGCGTCCGTGGTCGGCTTGCCCGTCTGGTGCATCCGGTTGTGCTCAGCCCGAGGCATCGCCTCAAGGTTCGCAGGGTCGTTGTTGCCAGGGTCGCCGTCCCGGTGATGAACCACCCAGCCAGCCGGGATCGGCCCGTAGTGCCGCTCGTAGATGACCCGGTGCGCGTACCTGCCGCCGATGTACTTGTAGCCCATACCGAGGCGCCTTCCTTGACGTCGCCAGCAGCCACCCACTGGTCGCCCACCAGTATGGGATGGTCCTCCGTCACAGTCAAGCTCGTCTCGCCACAATCCAGCCTCACCAGACCCGCAGGATTGCCCGATGGCCCGGCCGCCAGGACTCGCCTGGGGCCATGCCGGGTCAGCACCACGTCACCAGCCCGCAGGGTCTCGATCGGCCGCTCTCCGCCCGGCGTCGCGATCAGCGTCCCCGGGATGCAGCACCAAGCCCCGTGGAACTGCGGGCCCCGGAAGCGCTCAGGCTCCGATGCCGGGATGCCGATCAGCATCGACCCGTTCGTCAGCGTGATCGTCGGCCTGGGCTGCTTCAGGTACTGCTTGACCAGCGGCGGCGGGATCACCGACAGCAAGCCCGACTCCCCCTCGAAGCACGTGCCCTGGACGTCGGCGCTCGTCGGTGCAGCCACCAGCCACCGCGTCCCAGGCTCCATCCATGCCCACCAGCCCACCTGCTCGGCAGCCGTGCGCGTGTTGTGCGTCGGGATCATGCTCCGCCCGGCCAGATACAGCCGCGACGGGCTGTCCACCGTCAGGCACCGCATCGGCTTGGGCTCGATCGGCTCCACGCTCACGATCATGCGGTGGCCGTGCTTGAACCCCTGCGCCTTCGGCGGCCCGAGCTTCTCCGCCTTGCGCGGCAGACTGAACGGGTTGAACCTCGACCACCTCCACGTCACCCGGTACTTCGGCCCGCAGTCTCGGCCGTCCAGCATGGCCCGGCCCTCATTCAGCGCAGCCTTCTCGCCCAGGCTCACCACCAACTCGTGGACGTCCTGCGCCAGCACCTTGTCGATCGAGCAGAACTCGACGATCTTGTGGTCGGCGTACCCGTCCGAGTCGCACAGGCCCCGCAGCAGCGCCAGCCTCTGATCCACCGACGCCCGCATGTACACCGCCGGGATGTGCTTGTTGCCCAGCAGGCCCGCCGCCTTCAGTTGACGTCGCAGGCCCGGGACTCGCACGCTTGACCTGCCGTGCTCAGCTTCCCTGGTGATGGTGCATTCGCGCCCCAGCATGCCTAGAACATGCGTGTCGTCGAAGTCGCCCTTGTAGCTGCCGACCGTCAGTCTCTGCCCTTTTGAGTCCCCATTGCCCAGCCAGTAGCCCAGCGTCCACGGGTCGATCGGCAAGTCCGCCTCAGGCAGGTTCAGCGGCTGCGTCGTCGGGATGCAGTGGTTCAGGTCACCCCGGCCACTGTGCGTGAGCGTCTGCGCGATCCTAGCCGTCGTCAACGTCTCAGCGCCGCACAGTCCCACGATGTTGTGGTGGCTGTCCAGCAGCGGGTGGCGGTACGTCGCCCAGTCATCCGGCACCCGATCGATGCCGTGCCGCTGCATCTGCTTGCGCACTCGGTGCGTCAGCGTTGTCCACAGATGCTCGCCGCCAGCGTCGATCGTCGACCCATCGCTGAACGTCACCCGATACGCCGTCTCAGGCACCGTGATCGGGTGCGCCTCGACCACCCGACATGGGTTGCCCCGCTCGTCGAACACGACATCTCCGTCTCGGATGTCACCGTTGCGCACCCAGCCAGACGGCGTTGGGATCGGGGTGTCGACGCACAAAAGCTTCCCAGCTCCGCGTCCGGCCAGCATCAGCCACACCGACCACCAGTCCCCAGGCGGCAGCACCTGATGCGCGTGCGCCGTCTGGATCCACCGCGCCCGCCATAGGTACGCCAGCCGCTTGTCCGCCGGCAGCGCCTGCAACGCCCCCTGGACGTCCGGCTTGGCCAACAACTCCGCGATGTCAGCCACGCAGCACCACGATGCGCTCGTCAGTCACTCGTCGTCTCCCACGCAGGCGCACGGCCGCGACTCACACCGGAAGCACCACCCGTGCTTCAGCAGCACTTCACGCATCCGCTGCCGCGCAGCCGCCTCGTTCGGCCGGCGGTACAGCACGTCGAACACCGCCCGACCCACCTCGCGCTCCGCCTCGTGCATCGCGCCGATCTGCCGGCGGTCATGCGCCGCCCGCGAGCGCAGTCCATCGATCGTCTTCATCTGCTCCGCGATCACTCGCTCCAGGCTCATGACACCTCGCTGCGTAGTCCCACACACTCGCCGCCCGCACCGCCTCAGCAGGCACACCACCTGACGACGGCCCGCAGAACAGACCACCCTCCTGCCGGATCACCCCGCGCCACCGCGCATTGCCGATGGCCGTCATGTCCAGCCCAGGGATCTCCGCCATCAACTCCGCCGCCGTCCTCGGCCGCTCCTCGACCAACTCCACCAGCCGCTTGATCCTGGCCCGCGCTGAACTGCTCGGCATCCATCCCCCCCACTTCATAGACGCTCCCTATCGGGGCTCGGATACAACCCCGAGATTTTCGAGACCAACCGCCCTCAGCGATCGATGCAGGCTATCAGAACAGGCAGATCACCCTCCTACCACCCGAAGGCCCCCCTACCCCAAACCAGGGTAGAAGGGTCAGGCGCCACCCCGCTTACGCGGATCGTCATGCCCCGGATCCTCCGGGTGCCCCTCGACTTGACGATGCGGCCAGTCGCGCAGCACATTCGGGAACTGCCCCCTAGCCTTGCGGCAGGCTGCGTCGCGGTTTCTCGGGTTCAGCCCCACTTGCGGCCATCAGCTTACGCGCCCTGACGCCCGGTGACATTGCTGCTTTTCGAAGTGAGCCTGGATAATGCTCTTGGTCTTCGTGGCCGACTTCTGCGGCTCAAGCTCGCCAGCAGCGAACCTTCCCGCCAAAGCCTCCAACTCAGACCGCACCTGATCAGCCGTCAGCCCAAATCTACAAGCCAGATCGCGCTGCTCTGTCAATGTCACCGCGTAGGTGCGCGATGGCTCGCGCAACATCGGCAGGAACATCTTCGGACTCAGCACCACCCGGCTCCCGGGTATCGGCGAGAGACCAAACAAAAAGCCCTTGCTACTGCACCCGGTAGAAACCCCCTTCCGGGGGCGGGTGCATGAGCAAGGGCTCTCCGTCGGTTTCTACGCCAACAGGCGCCAGTGTAGAGCACGTCAGCAGGCTTTGCAACAGACCCCACGGGCTGAGCGATGACGGCGACCAAGCATCGGTCTCGGGAAGTCGCACCCTCGTTCTGGTCCCCCGGCTCAGACACCTGCCACCCGGCAGGCACGGGGGTCGCCGCGCTCATCGTCATCGGTCAGCCCATCAGGACTGGTCGGCCTGCCGGCTCAACTGCGCGTTCTCAAGGATCGCCTTCAAGAGCTTCTCGGCCCCCAACTCCGCCTCGACCTTCAGCGGGGACTCAGCGTCACCAGCCACTGCCAGCCGCTCCCCGTACTTCTTCGGGTTCCACTTCGCCAGGAGCTTCAGCCGCGTCTCGATCCGGAGCTTGCTGCGCTGCACGTGCTCGGCGTTCAGCTTAGGCCCGTGCTCCGTCTCCATCCAGTCGTTGGCGGCATCGTCAGCAATGCGCAGGCAGTCCTCCGCCATCGCGTCGTAGCCGATCTCCCGGGCGCGTGCGATGGCTGCGGAAAGACCGGCGCCGCCTCCAGCAGCAACAGCGGCGTCGTCCTTGACCATCCAGTCGTAGATGGTGCGCCACTCGGGGAAACCTTCCCTTCGGCAGATCTCACGCAGTGGCACGCCTTCTGCGAGAAGTTCGCACATCTGCCTTGCGATCTCGACGGTGTACTTGCTGGGCCTGCCCATGATGCTCTCCTTTGCGGTGAGCGTATCAGAACGCTTTGCCACCAGCCTGGGCGCGTGCTTCGGGCTTGTGGTCAGCGCGGTGCTCGTTGTAGTTGAGCTTCTCGGCGATGGCGCGGCCGATGTCCAGATGCAGGCCTCCGGCCATGTCGAAGATGCGGATGACTGCGTCTGCGAGTTCCACCTCCAGCATGGTGCGGTCTGGCAGGTGGTCGTCCATCAGGCCTTTGCGGGCGCCTTCCATGGCTTCGCTGATCTCGGAGTGGATCAGGCAGAGCATCTCCCCGATGTTCCTAGGAGACTTGTGGCCGGGCTGGATCGGCGCGTAGGCGTACGTCAGGTCTTGCCCGGTGGTGCGGTCAGTCCACCAGCCTGATCGCTTGGCAACGCCGTGGCAGGCCTCTTGCAGGCGCCGGCCGGCCACGCTGATGCCGATGTACTCCTGGGCGGTCATGCCGCGATCTGCACGACGTTGCCGGCAGTGTCGACCTTCACGTCGATGTCGTCCAACAGGTCACCCTGCGGATCCTTCATGCGCTCGACCGGGGTGCCGCCGGGCAGCAGGCGGATCAGGTCTTGCTGGCTGGCCTTGGCCGCCGAGAAGGTGGTCCGCGCCGCGTAGGCCACGGCCTGGGTGATGGTGGCGGCCTCGATGAGCCGGTCCGGCCGACCCTCGGCCTTGACCACGTAAACGTTCAGTCCCATTGTCATCTCCAGATGTCAGGCAGCATGGTCAGGCCGACCACGCACACAACGAAGAGTATACCGCAGATGACCTCTTCAATTACGTGTCGATTCATTTTGATTCAGTCCGAGTCATGCATTGCAGCACCCGCAACAGGGGGCGTCTTCGCACAAGCCCCTGCGGTTGCGGTAGAACTCTTGGCCCGAGGCACTGCGCCAGACGTCGCTGACTCCGCGCTCTAGGCTGCGGCGCAGGTAGCGGCCGGCGGCGATCGTGGCCTCGTCCCGGGGGTCCAGCGTCTCGTCGACGGACGCACCCAGGGCGCCGTCCGGGTCGACGGGCTCGTCAGAGGCCGCAGGAGCGGCGCGAGCCACGAGGTAGTACCTACCCCTGCCTGCGGACGCGATCGTGTCTCCTGGGGCGATCTGGGCCCCTGTGCGGGCGCATCGGCCCGGGTAGCGTGCTGCGAACATGATCAGAACGGCGTAGTGAGCAGAAGCAGCGCCAGGGTGGCGTACAGGGCCAGCAGGATGTCGTCAAGCACGGTAGGCATCCATGTTGAAGGTCTCGGCCGCGACGTAGCGGAACGTGACGTCTTCATCTCCGCGGTCCCAGGTCTTGTGGGAACCCGTGGGCAGATAGTCCGGACGGTCGATGGACACCAGATCCGCGTCCCAGGTGAAATCCGGGGCCAGCAGGCTGAAGCTCACGCGTTGGCCGGTGCGGCTCATGATGTAGTTGCAGTGCAGTTGCATGTCGATCTCCAGTTGTCAGTCGTTGCAGTTCTCGGCGATGCTGCGCAGGTTGAGTGCAGCGATCAGGGCCTGGAAGGTCAAGGCGCCGAATGCACTCGGGTCTGCGGCAACTGCACTCGGCGTGAGCCGGGACAGTTGCTCCAGCAGGTCGGCGGCGGCTTGGATGTCGGCCTTCATGATCAGATCTCCTCGTACAGGGCAGCGGCTTCGTCTTCCCAGCGGTAGATGTCGCGCTGGGTGGCCTTGCGCTCCAGCCAGGGAGCGGGGCGTCCGCGGCGGTCGAGCACCGTGTACGAGAACCCGGTCTCATCCCAGTCCCACTGGATCTGGCAGGGGATGCCGGCGCAGGTGCTGTCGAAGTTCGGGGGGTTGATCATGATTCGCTCCTGTTGCAGTGGCTCTAGTGTAAGTCGAACTGATACGGTGATGCAAGACCAACCGTATCAGTAGGGATTACGCTTCGAGGCGGGCGAGCTTGGAATCGACCGCATCCCAGGCCGACTGCTCGGCGGCGTCGAGGTCGATGCCGTCGACGTGCTCAACCGGCACCCAGCCGTTGCCGTCGTTGGCTTCATACACCTCGACCCGGGGCGGCGTGCCCGGGGCGCTGAAGGTGTCGCGGGTGGCGCGGTGGTAGGCGGCGCGGATCTGAACTTCGGTCTCGTCGTCGCGGGTGTAGGTGAAGGTGACTTGCATGATTCGCTCCTGATTCGCGGTTGCTGCGGTGGTGCAGTGGTGACAGTATAAGGCCAACTGAAACGATTAGGCAAGGTCGTCGTAGTTTTTTTCCAGCGCTTCCTTGCCGGCTCGGGTGAC